TGATACTTGTGTACCAGATTTAATAATAGGTAGGTATCTAATGTCTTCTTGATCACCATAAACAGGTACCTGAGCTGTAAATTCCACAACAGCTACGGCAGACGACTTTGTAGGCAATTTAAGACCATAAGTCTTGGCGATGTTATACAATGATTGTTTTTCTTGTGCATAGTCTAAAACGGTCTCCTGTAAGGCTCTATCGATCTGGTAGTTTAAGTTATCAGCAATAGCCGCATTTAAATCTAAGAATACGGATAGAATTGACGCATCATTGAAGCTTTGTACAACTTCAGGGTAATATTGTTTAATATAGTTGATTTGTTCCGTTTTTAACGCAGCGAAATCTCTTTTACTATAATTTATTTGTCTGTTTGCCATTTTATACTGTTATTGATAATTTATCGCTCGTTGAGAATGTCTTAGAGCTTATTGTGTAATCTAAATTTATTCTAATTTGATGTTCTTTTTCCGTATTATTTAAAAATTCAGGTTCATCCCCAACTTTTGTAATGTTAATAGCGTTTAATTTCAGGTTTGGTATGTACTTTTCAACAGCATCTTGAATTTCATTTTCAATCTTACCAAGAGTTGTTTCATCAAGCGGCTCAAATATATACTGATATAAATTTGTGCCGAAATCTGGTAAATAATATCTGGAACCCCTTCTTGTTAAAAGAAGGTGTATCAGCATAGATTTTACTTCAGCTTCTGGTATACTGGTCAAACCAACATAATCCCCACTATTTGATTCAGTGAAAGGGAAATCAATACCAAATGTTTGTTTTTTAATTGCCATGTTCTTTATTCATAAATATCGTAATAATTTATTTTTTGTAAATAAAAAAAAATCCCGCCAATGTGACGGGATTTCAATAATATCAGTGTTTTACTTAAGCGCTACACCCAAAACAATCAAATTGACTATTTTCTGGTTTAACCGTTTCAAGAATTTGTATTGGTTCTGGTTTTGGTGTAACCACAGCAGTTGGTACTTCAGCATTTGGGACATTAATCGCTAAGTGTTTTGCCCCAGTTGAAATAGCTTTTGTTCTAACATAGTAACAAAGTGATTTAAGACCACGTTTCCAGGCCCAGAAGTGGCTAGATGACAATTTCTGAACGGTTGGGTTTTGGAAATAAACGTTCATTGATTGTGATTGGTCAATAAAAGGTGCCCTATCAGCGGCCATATCAATTAATTCTTTCTGTGAAACTTCCCAAATTATTCTATATTTTTGAATTAAATGTTCAATTCTTTTAATTTTTTTCTCATAATGTTTGTCAGTTGTGTCCAAAAATTTATTAAAATTGATATTTTGGATCGATCCTTCATTCATAATGATCTCATTTTTAAAAGTTTCTGACCAAATACCCAAATCTTCAAAATCCTCAATCAAATATCTGTTAGCAATTAAGAACTCACCACCAACAACTCTTCTATTGAATAAATTAGATGGAATAACTTCGGTCATCTCGTATGAACCAGTAATTTTAGCTGAAGAAGCCACTGGCATTTGTGCTGTGAATAATGAGTTACAAACACCGTAAGTTTTAACATCTTCTTTTAAAGACTCCCAATCCCACATCAATTCACTTGGGTCAACACCCCACATATCAAATTGGAATATACCTTTTGACATAGGAGAACCTTTGAAATGTTTATAAGGTTTGTATTCACCAATTTTACATAATTCGTTACTTTCACTGATAGCGGCAAAATAAATTGTTTCGAATATTTTTTTATTAAGGGTTTTAGCCTCTTCAGACGTAAACACATAATCCATTAAAAAGAATACATCAGCAAGTCCTTGGACACCAATCGCAATGGCTCTTTGTTCCAAACCACCTTTTTTACCTTTTTCGGTTGAATAGGAATTAATATCAACAACTTTATTAAGCGCTCTAACAATCTTTTTAACCTCATGATATAATTGGTCAAAATCAAACGTTTTGTTTTTAACGTAGTTTTTAACAACTACAGACGATAATGTACAGATAGCTGTTGTCTTTTCATCTGTAAACTGGTAAATCTCGTTACAAAGATTTGATTGTTTAATAACCCCGATGTTTTGGTGATTAGTTTTTCTATTGGCATTGTCTTTTGAACAAAGGTATGGTACACCAGTTTCAACTTGTGCCTCAATAACTTTAATCCAAATCTCCTGAGCCTTTACTTTCTTACCTAAGCCCATTTCTACGGCTTTATTGTAGTTAGCCTCATACTCATCCCCAAAACACTCCTGAAGTGGTTTTAAACCGTTCTTAACGATGTCATTGGGGCAGAATAAATACCAATCAGTGTCATCCTCAACCGCTCTCATGAAATTATCTGGGATCCACAATGCTGTGAACAAATCTCTTGCTCTTAATTCTTCAGCACCCGTATTCTTTTTAATCTCAAGAAGGTCAAAAATATCTTTGTGCCATGGTTCAATATAAATTGCAGCACTTCCTGGTCTACGACCTTGTTGGTTAAAGAAACGAAGTGATTCGTTTACAATCTTAAGGTATTTTAATAACCCACCAGCGAAACCACCAGATGTTTTAATTCTACTCTCTTTACTACGGATATTTGACATACATAATCCAATACCAGCCGCATCAGCAGAATAAACCGAAATGTCTCTTAAACTGTCTAAAAGACCGTTTCTTGAGTCATCATTATTGTAATGTAATACACATGACGCTAATTGAGGAATTTTAGTACCTGAATTAATCATGATTGGTGTTGCAGGTGAAATGAATTGATTAGACAACGCTTCATAGTACTCAACCGCTTCTTCAAATGATTTAGTTACCCATAAAGCCACACGCATGTACATGTGTTGTGGTCTTTCAACTTGTTTACCTAATGATGTTTTTGTTAAATACATCTCATGTAAAGATCTCCAAGCAAAGTAATCAAATTGAAAATCTCTATCATGATTGATAGCTGCATCTACATTATCAGCACCATACTCTTCAATCATTTTTATCAAATCTTCATTGATGATACTATCTTCAGCTAACAATCTCATTGTTTCGGTGAAGCTTGGGTTTGTTTCTTTATGATAAGATGATATGGCAATATTTGCAGCCAATTTACTGTAATCATAATGACTACCAGTGTATGATGCGGCTATTTCAGCCAACAACTTATCAATTTCTTTTGTTGTTATAACCCCCTCATTTGGTAATGAAGTGATTCCTTTTATAAAAATTTCGTCTGAACTAACTTTTAGCCCTTTAGCAGCTTTTTTAATTCTCGTCAAAATCTTTGACGGATTAAACGCAGTTTGCTCATCATTACGTTTTTGTATGATCATTTTATTTTCTTTTATTTGTTTAGTTTAATTTAAAAATCATCAGTAAAGCTAAGTTTTTCATTCAATTTAGCTTTCTGATACTCTACTGTTCTTGACTCAAAAAAGTTACCCTTTGTTTCAACAGCAATTTGTTCCATGAACTTGAAAGGTTGTTCAACGTTGAACTCTTTTTTGCACCCAAATTTAACCAACAAACCATCTGTAACAAACTCTAAATATTGTTTCATTAAGTTTGAGTTCATACCAATAAGTGACACTGGTAATGACTCTGTGATAAACTCTTTTTCAATTTCCAAAGCAGATAATAAAATCTCTTTGATTCTAGCTTCTGATGGTTTATTCTCAACATGATTGTTGATTAGGTGAATTGCAAAATCACAATGTAAATTTTCGTCTTTAAAAATAAGTGTATTTGCGTTACACAAACCCTGCATCAAACCTCTTGATTTTAACCAAAAGATTGAGCAGAAAGATCCTGAGAAGAAAATACCTTCTACAGCCGCAAACGCAACTAATCTTTCTTGAAATGAAGCATTTTCAATCCAATCCAAAGCCCATTTAGCTTTTTTCTGTACCGCTGGTAAATGTTCCAATGCCCTGAAACTTTCTAGTTTTTCTTGTGCGTTTGATATGTAAGTATCAATCAACAAAGAATACATAAGGCTGTGGATGTTTTCCATGGCAATCTGAATCCCATAAAAAAACTTGGCTTCTGGATATTGCACTTCTTTTAAAAAATTCTCAGCAAGGTTTTCATTAACAATACCATCCGATGAGGCAAAGAATGATAAAATGTTTTTAACAAAATACCTTTCATTATCCGTTAAGTTTTGCCAATCCCTGATATCGTTAGATAAATCGACTTCTTCAGCTGTCCAAAAAGCAGCCTGGTGTTGTTTGTAGAACTCCCAAATGTCGTTGTGTTCAATGGGGAAAATGACAAATCTGTTTGGATTTTCCTGTAAAATTTTTTCTTGCATAATTCTTATTATTCTTAATTTTTCTTGTTTAAATAAATATGGGCAAAGATACAATTATTATCCTAAATCTTCACTAATTTCTGTTGTTTCTTCTTTATCTTTTTTCAACCCTTCAAGATATTTTCTTCTAACCTCAACACTTTGCTGTTGTTTTTGGGTTTCAAAACCTTTTTCAGTTAACACATCATTTGTGTCAATTAAAATTCTTGAGTTATCAAATAAACAATCTTTAAATATCATACCATCATCACCCATACGATTTTTAAGGATTGATATTGTTGCAACCTTTTGATCTTTTTGTTCAAGGGTTTTACCAATACTCATAATAAAGTGGGCAATCTGTGCTTTTTTAAGGTTACCGCCCATGTTTTCAGTTTTAACAACCTCAACACTTGTTGAACTTCTATTACCCTGGGTTGCGGTCCAACCAGCAACATTCATCTCATCCACCATGCTTTCAAACGCACGCATAATCTTACCCTCATTTGACCACTCTTCTGAATTTGAGGTTTCTTTCTCCATGGAAAGACAATCAATGTAGTCTAAGACAAGTATATCTACTTTAGTACCTTTAGAATTGATTTTTTTGATGATATTTTTGATTTTATTTATCGTAACACCATCGGCTGGTAATTTCTGTAAATACAAATTATTTTTGTGTTCATCTTTAATCAGTTTAATCTTACTTTGTATTAAAGATTTATTATCAGATAATTCACTAAGAGGTATAGCGGTTAAAGCTGAAAAGTGTTTTCTTTGTACAGCTTCTTCTTTATCCTCAAAAAATATTTGTAATACGGTTTTTCCACTAAGAAATGCGCTACTAGCGACTTTTGTTAAGAAAGTTGTTTTACCAACACCAAGTGGTGCAATAACTAAACCAACCTCACCTTTTGATAAACCACCTTTTGTGCAGCTGTCAATACCATGAATACCTGTTGGTATTGGGTCTCTATAGTCTTCTGATAAGACTTTGTCTATGTTATCAAATAATAAGATAGGATCTTGCTCTTCCTTAAAGGTAATAGCATCCTTAATCTTTTTTTCTATCTCATCGTAGTCCGAAATAACACCACGATCTAATTTTGCTTTTATATCATTTACAGCACCACGTATTGATTGTAATTTACAGAATTTTTTAGCGTTATTCTGTGTATTTAAATTACCAATCTTACAGTTTTCTATATCGTTAATAGTATCATCTAATTGCGTTCTAAAAGCGTCAAACTCTGGTCCAATTTCATTTTTAACCTCAACCCTTAAGGCTGGGAAATTTAATAACACATCGTGTTCTTTATGATAATTCTTAATTATGTGAGCAATCTTTTGGAAAGCCTCAGATGGAAAATATTTTGGTTCAATAATATCTATTATTGACTCACCAAATTTGTGGTCTGTAACTATTTCATTGATTAATTGTAATTGAAAATCTTTGCCTAAGTCTTCAAAGCTGCTTATTATTTTAGCCATTTAATTTTTAATTTTATTGTACTTGTAAACTGTATCCAAGGTATTCTGTCTCTAACTCTCTTGTTGGAGTACATAAACATTTTTGAATGCGTGTGATCAATTCATAGATGTGTTGACGAATATCAACTGTGTATCTAACTTTAACAGGGTAAATGGTTGCGTCCCATTCTCTGTAAGCAATTACGTTACCATCATGTTTAACCACAATTCTCATCATGTCTTTAGAGGCATTTTGTTCGTAGTCTGGCGTTTCAAAGAAATGTCTTTGGTGTTCAGTAATGAAGTCTAATGCTCTGTCTTTTAAAACACTTTGAATTAACTGAACGTTATCATCAATCGCATATTTAAAGTTCATTGAATTTATCGCTTTGTTATTAAAACCGATAATGTTAAAGAATCTTTGTACGATAATGTTATCGTTTAGATAAAGTGTAAACTCAAATTTACGTTGTTCTCTTTTTTCTTCCATGTTATTTGTTTTTTGTATTGTATGCATTTTCTTCCTTTTTTATAATAGTAATAAAAGAACTCCAGAAAACAAAGAAAGCGTCATCATTTTTTGGCAAAAAATTTAATAATTCATCTTCTTTCATCATTTCCATGATTTTTTTGATTCCACCACGTCCTTCAGGTGATAAAGTTTCATTGACCATCTCGTCAATTGCCTCTTTTAATTCATCAGTAACATGCGGTTCTTTTAGGTTGATTATTTTATTCATTACTGAAAAATAATCCGTTCCGTATGTACCCCATTTGGTTTCACCGTTAATGATAGTATTTAATGTTTTATCATTCGGTTTTTCAATCAATAGTTCTTTGGTTCTATTGATAACCCAATCCTGGTTAACGGTTTGTTTTTTTATTTCTGGGAAATATTTTAATACCGTTTTTTCAGCAATATTTTGTAAACCAGATATGTTGTCGCTTGTATCACCAGCGATCATTTTAATTATACCGACATTTGAGTAGTGGTAATCAAAATAACTTTGAAAGTTATCCATGTTGACCATTACCTTGGCATTTTTTATTGTTAAACAAACCTTTGTATTTTCATCAAGTAGTTGTAATAAGTCACGATCGTTTGTGTAAACAATCTTATTCTCATTAACTGAGTTCATTGAATAGTATGCTATGCCGTCATCAGCTTCGCAACCATCAATCTCAACTTGTCTAATTGATAACTCTTCTAGGTATTGTTTGATTCGGATTCTTTGTCGATCCAAATCGTGTTTCTCATCAATCGTTACTTTATTGTCACGGTTTTGTTTGTAATATGGATAGTAACCTATCCTATACTCTTTAGAACCCTTACCTTCCCAAAATACAACAACCTTTGTGACTGCATAATCTTGATAAAACCTCTTGATAGTATTAATAAAGTGGAATATGGTACCAACGCTTCCCTCTTTTCCTTGGAGCTGCTTGGTACCATGAAATCCTTGCTTTAAAAGATATTCACCGTCTATAAGTAACGAGTTAATAGTTGTATTAACTTTATGTCTTATTGGTTTGTTAATCTTCATCGGAATAAGAGATTTTTTGATTAACCTCATATTCCTCTAACTCGAAGTTAGCGTCATCTATTTTACTAGCCCAGTACTCAAAAGTTTCTTTTTTGTACAAGTCTAACGCTACCTTATTATCACGTTTGTCATCAGTTATGAATCCGTGTGGCGTAACAATAATTTTTGAGTCAGCGTAACCAAGACCATTGATGTGGTTTTTATCCACAGTAACTTTGGTTCTTGTTGCAAAGTTAATTTTTCTACCTTTACTTGTTGCATCAATTTTGTTGATACCACCATCAGCTTCGTTTCCAAAACGGAAAACTAATGTAGCTGCTTGGTAAATAGCCTCACCACCTTTTGGTTTCATCTTAGGTTGGCCCATTGGTGAATCTGGTAATCTAACCCATGGTAAGTTACATACAACAAAACCATTTAAGTACGGTGATGTTTCTTTACGGCTGTTATTGATTCTTTGGTTAATACCCATGTTAATCTTTTCAGCCAATGCACCTGCGGTATGTTGTTTACCACCTTTACCTTCCCATGTCATTTTACACGGTACTGAGCCAACTGAATCCCAGAAGAAACAAACGTCATAAGGTAAATCACCTTTTGCTTGCATATCTAAAACCTCATTGATGTAATCGGTAACTTGTTCAATGTAATTAAAGTCATCACGGTAAAGGAAGAATCCATCCCATTCACCAGTTTCTTCGTTTCTTGAACAATCCAAACCCATAAGTTGGCAGTGCTCAAAACTCCATTTTTTCTCTGTTACCAAATAAACTGGTAAAATACCTTTTCTTTGCGCATCAACTGATGCTGCGATTAATGCACTTGTCTTACCAGTGTTGGTATGACCAAGTAACATGTTAATGTGACCCATACATGGACCTGGAACTCCAGATGCCTCTAAAAAGGCTTCACCACAACTCAGAAATAAATCTGCTTTGTATTTTGTTGTCGTACTCATTTTCTTTTTGAGATCATCAAAAGAAAATTCTTTTTTCTTTACTGCCATAGAATATTTAATGTTTTAAAAAAAAAGCATGGACACATACTTGGACATAATGTCCGAGTTAATATCCATGCTTAATAGGTTATTTTTAGAATGGTAAATCGTCAATCTTTAACTGACCTGCTGGTGCGCTTTCTGTCATCTCACCAGTTACTTCACCATCATCTTCAGCTTCATCTTCAGACATAGCAACTGGTGCTGGTGTCTCATATTTAGCCTTAGGTGTTGGCGCTGAAGCACCTGTGTAAGTACTTACACCATCTTCAACTTTAGCAATGAAACATTTTTGCTCAGCATCCCAGATTGGTTCACTACCTTCTGCAACAATGTTTAAATATTCAATAGATTTTTTCTTGAAGACATCAGTCCATGCCATCGGATTGCTTAACCACTCAACTGATTGGTTTTCGTCCTCAGACAATTTAGACTCTCTATCAGGGATGATAGATGCAACTTTAGTAAAACCAACTTTGCTGTCTTTTGATTTATCTCTAATCATAGAGATTGTAATGTCGAAACCTTCAAATGGGTTCCAGAATGCACCGTATTTTTTAACAAGTGGTGCAATTTTGTCCATAATACCTGAACCGTCTTGTACTGCTGGGAATCTCCAGAATTTTACACCTTCATGCTCTTTACCACGTTCGATAACACGAACAATGAAGAATTGGCGAGACTTGTAATTGATAGCCAATTTCTTGTCTTCTTTGTCTGCACTCTTCATTAAGAATTTGTACATCTCATTTAACGGAGAATCATCACCATCTTGTGATGGGTCATAAAGTTTCGTCCATCTTTTACCAATTTTTAGGTTGTGGAAGTAACCAACTTTGTACCATTTAGTTGGATCGTCTTGGTTAGGAAGGATCCTAACTGATTTTTCACCACTTTGTGCACCTTCATCAAGCGCAATTGTGAAATACTTTGTTAAGTCGACAGAACTAGATTGGGTAGTCTGTGTTGTTTTCGACTTTGCTTTTTCATAGTCGGCCAGTGTGTCTGTTGCGGCCTTGGACCAATCGATTTTCTTGTAGTCAATCATAATTATATAAATTTTATGCTACAATATTAAGAACAAAAAACCCAAAAAACAAATTTTTGGGGAAATATTTTTAAAATATTAAAAAATTGACTTGTACTTTTTGATACCAAACACTAATAAACCTCTATAAACAGGGGTTATTTCGTTTAGACTTGGGTTTACTGCGGTAACCTCTATCGATGTGATTGGTATTTCCATCATACCCATCATTGAGAATGTTAAATCGGTAACACCGTTAATTGTTGCAACTATAGTGTCATTAGTATTACCCAATGGTATAAAACCGTAATAATTGATCGTATAGTCTGCCGTATCCGTAAAAGTTAATGCTGGGTCACCATCTGTTAACTTTTCCATAACTAATTGTTGTTGTTGTCCTGGATTTATCATATTAATAATTGCTTACTGGTTTTTCGTTATTATTTGCGTTGTAAAAACTATTTTTAATGTCCATTTCATTATAATTATTCATAAGACTGTCCATCATAGTTAATTTATCTGGTCTATTTTCAAGATCAGTTTGCGTTTTTGGTGCATTTCCACCCATATACTCGTCTTGAGTAACACTAAAAGGGTACGAATCTTTAGCCAAAGCTTTTCTTCTTTCCTCTTCGGTCGGTGGTCTCATCAACTCAACTTGTTTTGTCAAAGCATTCATTTGTTGAATAACTGAGTCCATTTTTTGTAAACCTTGTTCAACACCACTAACTTTATTGATAATAGCTTCAATTTTAGAACTAGAATCAGCAATCTTTTGGATTATACTGTCTGTTTTACCAGATAATTCTTTGCTTGTATTAACCAAATCAGTTACATCAATTTCAGTATCACCTTCAGCTGGGGGCATTTCACCACCTTCTGGAGCGACAGGTGCCGCTTCTGGAGCCGCTTCCATACCTGGTTCAGTACCCATTTCAGCGTCTGGAACAGCAGTATCCACACCAACATCTGTAGCAGGGGCCTCAGCACCTAACTCAGCGTCTGGAACAGCGGTATCCACACCAGCATCCGTAGCTGGAACTTCTTCAGCTGGAGCATCTTCTTCAGCTTCATAGAATTTATAATGGTGGCCCTCACCCAATTTTTCTTGGTAGGCCATAATACTATTAAATCTTTTTACCTCTTCGGATAATATTTTATCTAAATTCTTGTTCATCTTAAATATGTTTTACGACTGTGACTTATTGGTGATTCTTCTCTTAGTAATTCTCTACCATCTTCCATCATTAATTTTTTTTCAATTAATGTTCTTTCAATTAAACCGTCTTTTGTTTTTATGTAACAAACCCCAGTTTTAATATCGCAAACTTCTTCACCCATTTGTGCTTCTTCAATTTTTTTACCCAAAAATTGGTCTAGTTTACTGTTAAAATTGTTCATATGCTTTTATTTACTATAAATATCCAGGATTTTATAAAAGTGTTAATTATGTTAATGTTTTTAATTTATCTTTATATGTCTTATAAAAATCGTCATTAGGTGCTGGGTGATCTCCCACTCGTTTAATTTGACCAATAATTTCAAAACCATTAGTTTTAAATACGTTTATATAATTTGCTATTCTGTCTTTCCAAAACGTTTCGGTCTTAGTACCTTCAACAATTAAACCACCCCAACCATAATTACCATTCATTATATAGTATTTTGCTTCAGGGAATTTTTCTTGTATTAACTTAATAGCTTTGTTTTGGTTAGCTGTATTTTCAGCCCAAAGATCATTAGCTCCAATTGTAACAACTACATTTTTAACATCATTATGAACAGTAGCTGATTTTAACTGACTTATTAAAGATTTACCACCTTCGTTTTTCCCGTTACCGTGATCCATTGATAAACTTTTACCCACTTCCGCTAAAACGTCATTTAAAAGTTGTATTTTAGAGTTTGCGGATTGTATTGAATAGTACAAAGAATCACCTATTACAATCGTTGATTTAGTACTTGTTGTTGCTGTTGTTGTATTTGTTGATCGACTACCTCTTTCTTGTTTTAACGCTGTTTGTACTTCATCGCTTGATGTTTTTGCGTTGGCTTTATTAACACCAACACCACCATATAAACTTTCGTTTTTAACTATATCTTTTGAAGGTATTGGGTTACTATTACTTTTTTTATGTTGACCCTTACCAACTGCATATGGTACACCAACAGCAGCCCAAACAGCGGCTATTTTATAAGCAGCTTTTTCAAGGTTAGCGGTTGTATCTGGAACAACACCATCTATATAATCAGTAACAGCTTTATCCCATAACCCCATACTAAGTTTATCTTGTATTTCTCGTGTAAATAAATCTGTTTTTTTAATATTGTCTTTATTATTATCGAATACCCCTCTCAATGTACCTGGTATCATTTGATACCTACCAACAGCAAATAACCCTTGATTTGCTTGGGCGTTAAATATTTCTTCTATTCTAAGTTCCGTTAATTTTTTCGTAAATAATCTATTTGATTCAGCTGACCTACCTTCAAAGAATCCTTTATTACCATCAACACCATAGTTATAATCATCATAACCACCCTCGTATTCTAACACAACTTTAGCTAAATTTGGATATTTTTGGTATTGTGTAAAATCAGTTGCATTATTTGTTATTATTGTTTTTTTACTGACTCTTCTTGTTTCTGGTTTATATATATTTTCAGAATTTATGACTTTATCAAGTATTGTCCAATCTTTTGGTTTTTCTTTATTACCCAAAACATCTTTACTAACGTAACTCCTTACCTCTCTTGCTGAGGTTAGTATTTGATCATTTCGATCAGATTGAAGGGCTATCCCGATAAAACTAATATATGATTTACCATCGCTAATAGCACCTAACACATCCGCTTGATATTGCGTAGAACCAGTTGCTTCACCAGTTGGTATGTAAGGGTCACCAAATGACGCATTATAAATAAATTTACCATTAGTGTTTTGGCTTTGTGTTATTCCAGCCTTAGTACCAGTACCAAAACCGAGTACAACGGGTACATTATTATTATCATCCAGATAAGCGGTTTTATAATTTTGATACGTACCGATTAATTTATACACACCAAGATTGTTAATAACCCCAATATTATCCCTATCTGTTGTTACTTTAGGATAACCATCTGTTGTCTTATAAGGGGTATAAACCTCAACAATCATTTCAGTGGTATTTTGAAATCTTCTCGCATTAACCGTTACTTGTGGTTTTTTACCAAAATTATCTACATAAATCGTGTCAAACTTCTCTTTTACGGTACCCGAACTAACAGGTATAGTTGAAGCTTGGGCACCTAACCTAAAGTAACTACCATTAATATCCGTCCATGGATTATTACCAGAATATGATCTACTATTATTAATATTTGTTATTTGATACCCGCTATTGAAACCACCGAAAGTTAGCGCATCAACACCTTCATACTTATTTGTGGCACTATTTAAATATTTAACAACAGCAAAATATTTTTCACCTGCTTTAACACCAGGTATTGATGCTGCGTCAAAATCAACAAGTCGATCACCAACTGAAGTTTTTAATTGAAGTAACTCTTTAGAGTCTATTTTAGTCGGCACTGAACCCTTTGTTTTAAATAGGTCATTTGTTAAACGATATCTGCTAAAACCTTGTAATTCATTAAAATTATTTGCTGGTTTATCTGAAACCCAATATGATGAACCAATAAAATCACTTTTACTTGTACTTGGTATTCCAATATCAGAAGGGTATGTTATTTTTGCTTTAGCCGCATCATTAGCAACAATACCACCAGTATCACTAGTGATTAATGTTGTTTTGATACCCTTTAATGGTTGGTCGTGTTCTAAAAATTTAAAAACGTTATTATTAGCATCTGTAGTTGTTTTTGCAAAATCCGATAATACTGTTTCATAATAGGTGTTTGCTGTTGGGTGATTACTTATTAGATCATATAGCGATATACTATTACCCATACCCAATTTAACAGACATATCGTATAAAACAATGTCCGCAAAATATTTAACAGCGTCCGCTGGGTTTAAACTACGAGCTAATAAAGTATCAGAAGCGTTATTATATAGGTAGGCAATTAAAGCTTTTATTAATAACTTATTACTCGAATCACCATTTGTCATTAAATGTAAATAAGACGCTGCTATATTTAACCCACTATAATTTACATACTGGTTTTTCTTTGCTACTGTTTCTTGTGCAAATAAAGCAAAACCGCTATCACTATTAGTGATTGGCGATGTTCTATTATTAGACGCATAAACAGGCCCCTGGCTTGGTACTGAAACTGGGTCAGTTTGACTAAAATAACCAGCTTGTTCTTCATTAACTGCTGCTTTTTTAAGTAATTGTTGTAATATAGCTGTGTTTGCTGTTGGTTTTTTTGATATCGGTTGTCTAACACCCTTAAATGTTGTTGTCATATTATTAGGTGTTATTTTATGGCTTACGTTTGTAATCCAATAAGTACCATAAAATAAAGGTACGTTTTTAACATAAAAATATGTTAACGGTTGTATACCAGCATTACCTAAACTTGTAACAGTACAAGAATAGGATCTGTTTTCCATTGCAGTAAACAATTTACCAGTTGATAATTGAGCCACGTTATCAGTTGATGTTAGTTGGACTTGCGTAAATATACTTTCTTCTGTATTAGCAAATTCGTCTGTTGATAATTGGATGTTTTGGAACATATTTTGGTTCTTATTACCAAAATCAACGATAAATGAAGAGACATTTGAATTTAGAATATCATTCGGTATACCTTCATCTAAAATTTTACCCCTACCATCTGAACCTAGTTCATTTGTTTCTATGTCCATACAAAAGGTATTACTTAAATCAAATTCAGATAAACTATTTTTCTTTTGTTTATTACCAGCGGAGACATTTGACGTTAATGAACCCAATTGAAATATAAAAGCTGGGTTTGATTCAAACATTTCAAGATTGTTAAAAACACCAAACATGTCATGGGCTATTTCAAAAGGATCATCGCTGTTTTTAACAGCACCATTTAAATTAACATAAGATGTTAAAGGTAATAACAAAAACTCATGGTCACTCGCCAACGTAGATAATACAGACCACATTGATTTAGATCTTAAAGTGTTATCAACTTTTGTGGCATTATCTAAATCGTCAGCAATAACTTTTTTAAGGGCATCAATATTTGCTAATACTTTAGTACCATAATCGTTATTACCTCTATCAAGAACCTTTGCGTAGTCGTAAAGATCTTTTAACTTACCGTCATTTACATCCGCTTTTATTTTTTTATCAACACAATTTTCATAGTCAGTGTCATCCGTCTCAACATTAAAATTAAAAAATAACGGGTGGCTTAATATATCATTAACATTTATATTAGCAAAATCTTTACTTCTTTTTTTGATTAATGTTGTATCGTTTAGATCTATCTCATTAAATGAAACACTCCTATCATATAAAGTTTTAATTCTATAGTAGGTACCAGTTCTAGCTTCAATATCTGATTTAGTTAATTTATCACCGTATTCATCAACAGATTTAGAGTCTTCTAATTCAACCAACCCATCAATTTTTGATTTTGATAATTCTGAAAATTTCTTTAAACCCGTATTAAAAGCTTCTATCTGTTTTGTTAAAATATTTTTATTAATGTAATTAATAAATTCTTCAAGTTTTTCAACTGGTTTAAGTTCATCAATATTGTTATACAAATATTTTACTTCACCAACTTTTGTGAAGACACCGTTTATAATTTCATTTGTTATAATATATTTACCAACAGTTCCATCATATTCTCTATCAACATAACCATCAGTTGATGGAAATATTGTTGCGTTTCTATTAAAGATGTATTTGAGACCTGCTATGTTATATCCACCAACGCTACTAACTAATGGTGAACCAAGATTATTTATATAACTTTTTAAATATGTTAATAATAATTTTAAATTACCTTCGGTAATTTCAATATTTAATGTACTGAAGAATATTCTTGTTAATTCTGGTAATAATATTTTTTCCAGTGTTGGTTCAACACTAACTAATTCTTTACCACCTAAATATTTATCAACCAAAATATTAAAATTATCTGGTATTGTTTTTACGTCATAAGGTTTAATCGGTTGGTCTCCAAATAATAATGTCCTAAATAATAATCTATAATCAAGTTTACTAATAATGTTATCAGGTGTTCTTGTTTCGCTGGCATACATTATTATTGGGTTAAATATGTTAGAATTTAACCTAAGACCTTCTGGATTATCTACTGTATTATCTACATATAAAGGTCCTGTTGTTGAATAATTGTTGATTGTTATCTTCGCATTCATAAACTCATCGATAACAATTTTAGCTTTATTTTCTTGGCCAACTGTTAAAGCGTAGTTTATTATTTTAGATACATCGTTTTTAGATGCAAACTCAATAAAATCACCAGAATAACCACATAAAAAAGCTGATATTTCTTCTTTTGTATATGCTCGGTCTAATGTCACGCTATCTGGTAAATGTGTATAACCAAAAATATTTGTGTGTTTAATTAATGACTGAAAATTAAATGTATTAAAAGCTTCCGTAAAATAATTTCCTGTATTTATATCAACAAAACTTTTAAATAAAGCCCTAAAATCTTCTAATTTATCAACACCAAATATATCAATAAAAGAGTCAACCCTATCTTTATAAGTACTTAAATAAAGATTTTTATCTTTTTCAAATTTTGAGTAGTCGTAAATTGCAAGGTTATCTTTTAACGGATCGCCCCATTCATATAATTGTTTTATATCGTTCCCATAACCATATTGTAATGTCTCAAAATAATCACTAACCTTAACATTTTTTAAATGTTCAGCATTTTGTGATCTAAAAATTTGATTTACTGGAAAAACGTTTCTTGCTTGATCAAACCAAAATAATTTTGAGGTATTATTGATGATAAGTCTATTATCAAAATATAATTCTTTAACCGCAGCTGGATCGGTTGTATTTGCAATAATATACAAATC